GCGTATAGCACAGGGGGCCTGACGAATCTCAGAAGGGTTTAACCTTCATGATCAAACCGAACGCCTTCGAGCTGACGACAGCAAGTCGCTCGTACTGGAGGACGGCTACGATACCTGCCAGAGAGGTAGCTGCACCGAGAATTGCGTCTTTGCTGAGTTTCTTGCTCTCGCCAAGGGCTTTGGCTTTTGCAAGAGTCTCGACATTTCGAGCAATTGTGGTGTAGTCCTCACTAGACGGATCGTGAAGCTCGGCCTCCTTCAGAGCAGCTTCAATCGTCTGCTGAATGGGGTCAGGGTTCTTCATGGGTGTGGCTCCTTTCTAGGGTCTTCAATATAGAGCAGGTTTTTCTCGCTTAGACCTGCTTGACGTCCAGCGTCACCTTCCCGTTTCGGAGCATCTCAGCGACGCCCTGGTCGAAGGTGGCGTGGATACCCTGGTCCTCGGACACGTGAAGGGCTCCTGAGGGCTGTGTACCCTGGTACTTGTTGGAGCTCACGCCAAGAAGCACACCCAGGAAGGTGTCGACAGCCGCAATAGTACCAGCAACCTCGGTAGGAGCGGGGAGGTGCCAGAGCGCGGCGAGGGTGACGTAGAGAGCACTGGTAGCGGGAAGGCAAACCAGCGCAACCCATTTCAGGATGTCATACGTCTTGTTGTGCATCGATTCTCCTTGCTTGAGATGCTTAGCCATTTTCTTTCTTCCTCCTAACGGGAGGTCTTGGGGTAGGGACCACGGGGAGCCGTTTTACTTCGTCGACGATTCTCTCGGCAAGACCGTTACCACCGAATTCCAAGTAGGGATCAACGAGGTACTTCATGAAGTCCTCGTACTCGTCAAGGGTCAGGAACCCTCGGTGGATATAGGTCTTTCCGACATAGACGATACGGTCGTGTGCCATCCCCAGGAGCAAACGAGTATTTGCTGAACTCTTCTCTCGCCGCTTCTGGAGGTATGCCCAGAACCCAGTGGAGCTGAATATACCCAGGAATACAGCGACAGTTAGGTCCAAGAATGGACTGAAACCGAAGTGCGTCATCTTAACCGATCAAGAAATATGGACGAATACCGAATCCGTAGGTCAGAGGAGCCGTCGAGACCTCACCGTTTTCCTTGAGATATACGGCGGTGCTCGCGTGAGAACGGTCACGGAGCCAGTAGGTGTACCCCGGGAAGATCATGGTGTGGTTCCGCTCGAATGCGGAGAGCTGACCAAGGTTGAGAGCATTGCCCTCAGGGCCAGCGCCCATCAGTCGACGACCGAACACCATGGTCTCATCGAGGAGCATGGCGTACGAGCTGTACCAGGTGTACGAGATAACTGTACCGTTATCGTTAATACCCTGCGAGACTCGAGTCCAGCCCTTCATGAGGTTGTTTGCTCCGAATGCAGACTGAGCCATACGAACAGCCTGGTCCAGGCCAGATTTGTTAATCGTGTGATCCAGGTAAGAACCCTTGAAGGGCTGTGTCTCGTGCAGACCGGCATTGTAGAGAGCCTTATCCGGGACGACAACCACGTGGTGCTGAGAGATAGGCGTACCACCAACACCCATAAAATAGTTGAATGCGGCGATTCGCCAGTTCACACCAGCATACGTCCAGTAGTCACCAAGGTACATACCACTGAATGTACCATTACGGATACTTGGCATGTACTGCGAGACATTAGTACCCAGAGATGCCCCACGGTACACTGAGTTGTGCATACCGAAGTGGCTAATGTTAACCATGTTGTAGAACGTCGATGACGTCTCCAACTTGGACGAGACATTAGTGACACTTGACTCGATCTGTCCGGCCCGGTTCTCAAGCTGGGAGATCTTGGTGTTCTGGGAGTTATCGCTAGCCTTGAGGTTGGCCACATCCGTCGAGGTGTTACCACCAGCATTCTGCAGGGCGTCTCGAACAGTCTGGAACCAGTTGTCGAACTCACCCTGGAGCTTGGCCTGTAGGGAGTTGAGGTTAATCGTGCTTACCGGTCCACTCACATACGGAGTAAGGCTGGATCCAACGAAGTTCGTGATCGACTCAGCACCGATGGCTCGGGCATTCTTCACGACTCGAATGTTCGCAAGGATCATGTACTTCTTCTCCCCATCGCTCGGAATGAGCGGGGGATTTGGAGTAGCTGAGGCGGTGCCCTTGATGATCTCAATCTTGGCGCCTCGAACCGCCTTGGAAATATCGACCGACAGCACAACCGAGTCGATACGATCCAGCGTAGCGTTAGCCGCCTGGACCGCGAGAGTCTCGTCACCGGTGTTCTCGACCCAGCGACGGTTCAACCAAGCCTTGCCAGATCCGACGAAGATGTTCATACTGTTCGCAACCGGGCGAACGAAGAACTTGTCCCCTACGTTCGGGAACACTCCGTCAGAGATAATACCGTCGAACAGTGATCCGAACTGGTCTGCGTCGTATACCCGGTCACCATTCACCGAGTTGTAAAAGCCACTATTAATGGGCATAGGTTAACCCCTTTCTCGAGGCTCGATAATCTCGCCCGGACCCTTACGAGCGAAGTCAATACGGAAGCTGTCACCATTCCACTTGCCTCGCGAGGTCATGGAGATGGTTGGAACCTGAGAGAAGCCATCGGCAGACCAAGACTCTGTCATCTCGGTGAGCTGTGCTTCAATAGGTCGTGAATTACGCCCAGTGGGGACATAGTAGAAAATATCCCCGACATCGAACCCGGTTCGGAACTGGACATTCGAGAAGCTGTCGATCTTACCCGAGACCATCTCAACCGGTGAGTACTTTGGGAACATGGCGTCAAGAACCCAGAATGGGTACCAAATCTCACTTAGAGATCGGATATGCTGCTTCTGAAGTTCAGTCAGCTTGTTCCAGTCCTCGACCTTATATGGCTTGTGAACCTGGGTGTTGTCCCACAAGACCTCGCGTCGGTCGACAGGGTTCTCGGATCGAATGGTGTGTTCTCGAGTGTGAGTCGATCCATCGGCCACCCACTGCAAGTCCACGTCACCACTGTCCCAGATCTCGTAGATAGTGCTCTTGACGTCCACGATACTCTGGACAGACTCGAAGTCGCTAAAGTTGTCGTTCGCCTCAGACAGGGTGATCGTCTCGATGAGGTGAGGGGCCTTGAGGTATGTGTGATACCCACCCTTCTCGAGCTTGACTCGATAGAACATCGAGTAGCCGTTTGGCTTACAGGCTGAGATCACGTTCCGGAACATCTCTACAGCAGGGTTGCGATCATAGATGATCCACTTACCGTCCTGGAGCTTGTTACCAGTGTCGTTGACATATGCCAGCTGAGTGACCTGGTCATTCCGGTGGAAGTGGAAGTTCGGAAGCTTACGATTAGGCTCAGCGTTGTCGCCGAAATGCCGGTGGGCAATTCTCTCGGCAAAACCCTGGGCGTCGAATCGACCCTGAGCATCAGGAATGACCCAGCTACGGTGAAGCTGAACTCGCCACTCATACAAGCTCTCAAGAGATCGACCGGTATACTTGTGAAGGTATACTCGGTTATCGATCTGCTTGATGTCTACTGTCTCGATAACCATGACGTACTCAGTGTCATCCCTCGTGAGGAAGTTACCGAGTCCATACTCAGGATACGAAGAGGTAGAATATACCTGGAGCTCGAACTGTCCATACTCGTAAGCGCGCTCAGTCCAGTTCAGAGAGATAAACGTGCTAGGAATCTCGCGCTTATCATCGAAGTTATCTTTTTTCGTGTAGAATAAGTGCATCAGATTCCTCGATAAAGGCTTTCGTACTCAATAGACACACCAAGGTCCTCACTTCCTCCAGAATACTGAAGGGATAGAGTATTGATACCAGGGTGCATCTTGATCCATTCACTCCCCGGAGCCAGAACACCAGTAATGAATGAAGACCTACCACCTGCGTGGTGGACGATAGACTTCTTTCCCGGGCGGGTATCCACAACAAGCTTCTCACCTGCGTAGAACTGGCCAGCCCTTGAAATGGACATGGTCTCGTCGAAGGTGGTGTTTGAGATAATGAGGTTCCCGACTGTTCCGTAGAAAGTGAATGTGATGGTAACACCGGCGGGAGCGTCTCCGTGGTACCGGATGTCCTTACCCGTGGAGTTAGTCATGTCGCCGAAGATAAGCTTGTGGTTGCCTTCGGAGAAGAATGGGAACTCGAATTGTGGAACGGTGTCATTGAAGCCCACAACCTTCTGAATCTGAGCAGAGGAGGCCTTCCAATACGGGTCTAGCCCGATCAAGGATACCTGGACTTCTTGTCGCTCTGCAAAGATGTTCGGCTCGACAGATTCCACGATGAAGTCAGACTTAGCGCTGACCCAGTCGGTGATCACCTCGAGGGAGATGGTCTCTGATACTCCGAAGTACTTGTAGAGCTTCCTCCGGAGCTGCTGGATGTCCTCCCCCCAGGGGATCAGAGTCAGCACAACATTGCGTGTACCAACCCTGACCCCCTTGAGGAAGGCGCCATCAATCAAGGCGTATCGATCCATACTGAGATCAGCCTTGACGGGTCCCAGACCAGTAATCTCCTTGATCGCGATCCCCGACGAGTAGGGGTCACGGATGTCGATAGTAAGTCGTTCCCCCGACTTAGTCGTGGACGAGATCTCTGAGATCATAGTGTCAACTTGTCCTTTGCCATTGCCAGCTGAGTGTTGGTGTTGCGGTAGATAGTAGCCGCATCCAGCGCCTCTGGCGAGTTGTTGGTCTGGTTGAACGTGATGTTTGTAACACCATTTTGACTCTTCGTATCAGAAGTGTCAACTGCGATCGGAGCGGGAGGACGAGCGCTGTTAGCAATGCTCGTGGTGACTCCGACGGCGGGCATAAGTCCTCCAATACCTCCAGCCTGCTTCTTAAGCTCCTCAAGGTCGAGGACGGGCTTGATCTCGGGCTGGAAGGACGGGTCTTCCTCAATGAGGTCGTTGACTCCATCAAGGGCCTTATCCAAGGCGTTGTATGCTTCCTTACCGAGACCGGTGCTAGCCTCGGCAATGTTGGTCTGCTCGTCACGGATACCGATAGCGAGCCCCTCGCCCATGTATCCACCGATCTCCTTCATTACTCGAGAAGGTGAGTGGATACCAAGAGCATTCTTCAGCTTACTAATACCGTTCTTAGCGCCCTGAACGAGCTGAGAACCGATCTTCCAGGCCTTACTAGCGAGACCACCAGTCACGCCATCGATGATGGCCCAACCGATCTCTCTACCGACCTGGCGGAACTGACCTGCGTACTTATTGATCGAGTCACGGACACCCTTCAGAATCTGGAGGACAGTCCACATACCCTTGTCAATAATCTTCGGACCATTCCTAGCAATCCCATCAAGGAAGTTGATAATGACGTTTGTAGCTGCGTCAATCACCTTACCGATGTTATTGGCAATTCCGTTAAGGAAGTTTGCTAGGATCTCAGCACCCTTACTTCCAAACTCGTATGCGTGGTTTGAAAGCTCAGTGAGCAGTGCCTGGATAAGAATGAACAATGCTGCAACAACACCAGGAATGTTCACATTGATGGCATAGATAAGCGCACCAATGAGCTGCCCCATAGCAACACCAAGCTCAGGTGCCTTGGCTCCGAGGGTGATGATGAAGTTGGCTATAGCATTTGCCAAATCGATCGCAAGCTGTGGTAGAATCGCACCAAGCTGCTTTAGACCCTCGGTAAGGACCAGGAATGCTGCGGCACCAGTGGTGGCACAGATACCCAGAACAGCAGCGAAGGCCGCCATACCGATCGAGATCGGGAGCAGCGCCAGACCGATGGCCAGAAGTGCAGCGGTCAACAGAACCAGTCCAACGGCAACAGTCTGAGCAACTGCCGAGGCAATAAGCAGGATGGCGAATCCGCCAGCCAGAGCCACAAGACCAATGGCCAGCTCTCCCCAGCTAATGGTCGAAAGCTGCTTGAGAGCGCCTGCTAGTGCAACAAATGTCACGGAAGCAATACCAAGAGCAACCGCCCCATTCTTGAATGCGCTGGCGGCAGCCATACCTGCAGCAAGAATTCCTAGACCAATTGCCAGACTGATTAGTCCCTTGGCTAATGTGGCTACATCCATACTACCAAGCACGTATACCGCGCCGACTAGTGTGGTAACCGCAACGGCCATTGCTAGCATGGCTGCCGCACCTCGAGCGTTTGACCTACCGGCAATGACCAGAGCAGCAGATAGTGCTGCAATCATCACACCGAGAGCAAGTACGCCTTGAATAAGTTTACCCGTATCCATTGTTCCAAGCATCCAGATAGCAGATACTAGGATGTTACAGGATACGGCTAGAGACAGGAGTACCAGAGCACCCTTGCCCATGTACGGGTTCTTACTGACCGTAGTCATGAACCCGGCAAGGGTCGCGACCAAGAAGTCTAGAGCGATTACCCCCTGAATAGCCTTCCCGGTATCCATGGATCCGAGCATATAGATTGCTCCGGCTAGGATGACGCAAGCTACAGAAAGGGCCAGAAGGATACTAGCGCCTCGCTCCACGCCCTTTAGATGGGTGGTCTTAATGAGGAACTGGCTTAATAGCTCAAGCAAGAACTTCATAGCAACCATGCCCACTACCGCGCCCTTTACGTCCATTCCCGATAGGATTCGAACGGCGGTAGCCATGAGAATCATAGCGGCACCAAGAGCAATAAGCATTGTCACAATGAGAAGGGTGCTCTTCTTGAAGGCGATCAGCTTGGTCAGCGTCTGCATCATATCTTCAATCAGGCTGAACAAGTATTTCATTGCGGCAAGAGTGATGAAAAGTTTCGGCGCAGGGACCAGTGACATCAGGATCAGAGCGCCAGCAAGAACACCCAAAGCAATCGCGATCGTCAGGAGAGCCTTAGCCTTAACCTTCTGCTCGAACGCCTCAAGGACTCCTCCGAGTTTGTCAAAGACATTACCAAGCTTATCAGCAACATCCCCGATCTTGTCGAAGTTCTTCTTGAAGGAGTTGATCCATCGAGTGAATGCAATAAGCACTCCACCGCCGATAGCCCCAACAAGAATCTTCCCCATGTCATAAGACTTGAGGTTGTCGTTCGCGTTACCGAGGGCTTCGCCGACAGCACCGAATGCATTCTTAACCGCATCTTTGACCTTAGGAGCGAACGTCTCGGTGACGAAGTCCTTGAACTCCTGAAACTTCTGCTTGATGGTGTCGAACAATTCAGGAAGGTGGACGGCTCTAGCGACCTGCTTGATGTCCTCGAACCACTTCTTGAGGAAGTTCTCCTTGGCTGCCTGACCGGTTTCCTTGGCCGCCTGAGCAGCCGCTGAGCCTACACCTGAGACCGCACTGGCCGCCTCTTTAGCCTTCTCCTTTACCGCAGAGTGGCCATTGACCCACTCCTGGAAAGCGAGCGCGACCTCCTTGATCTTTCCACCAATATCAGAGAAAGACTTACCAAGGTGGTCCCAAACACTGCTATTTTGAACAGCATTCCACGCTTCTACAATCGCATCCTTGAGCTCAATGAGCTTTTCCTTCAGCCACTGAACTTTCTCGGAAATCTTGAGCTTTTGTCCGAGCTCGTCGAACTTCTCGCCGAGGGAAGCAATGATTGCCTCTGACGAGGTCATTCCGTTGAAGTCGAAACCCTTGAAGTAGTCAGAGAGTGCCGACTTTCCAGAGAGAAGCTTAGCCTTCAGCTTGTCGCCAACGCTCTGTCCGAACTCGCGGAGCTTGGTCTTGGCGGTGTCGATTCCGCTCTTGATCGAGTCGATAGCGGAAGTGAATTCTCGACCAACTACCGAGTTCTTAAGCGCTTCTTTAACGAGACCGAACTTAGAGGCGAGTCCCTTGAGGCTGTTTCCAAGCGCGTTCGCCTTGGATCCGAAGTCGAGCCAGATGATAAAACTGTGGATTCCATCGACAAGCCACTTGATAGCCTTACCCACGAGGTCAATCGGAGGCAATAGTAGCTTGAGTAGCTTCCCACCGAGATCTAGCTTAGTAAACCACTGGTCGAACCAGTAGATCGCCTTACCAAGTACCTTTGTGATTTGGAAAACACCAGAGTTAACACCAGTGAATGCCGGGAACAGTGCGCTAATGATGTGTGAGGCAACTGTGAAGATTACCTGGGCAACCTCACCAATGATGGTGGCGAAGATGTGGAATACTGAGAACAGACCTGTAAAGGTCCACTCCAACTTATCTGCAAAATTGTTTGTGATTATCAGCTTCTCTGTGAAATCAGCGAACGCTTTGACAATCTTGTATAGCCCCTCTGGAGAAGCATTCAGGAACACTCTTCGGAATGCCGTACCGATCTGACCCAAGACCTTAATCATGGCTTGGAAGATGTTGAGCATGGATCGAAGGATCTCATCTCGGCCGCCGAGGTCGACAAACCCCTTGAGGAAGTCGTTCCTGGCTCGAGACATATCGCCGATCGCGCCACTGACCCAGTTACCAACTGAGGTGAACAGAGTCTGGGCCTGGTTAAAGTCACCGATCAGGATTCGCCAAGTCTCAGCCCAGCCTGAACCAAGAGCTTCTCCCCAGGTACCAATCATCTGAGAGAAGGTTCGAATCTGAGTGGCCGAATCGCCAGCCGCCTGGGCCAGCTGCTTCATCTTATGGGCCTGCTCCTCCGAGTAGCCCATCTCCATAATCTGAGCCTCAGAGAGGTCATTGGTCATGACCTTCAGGGTCTGCATCATGACCTCTGAAGTGAGCCATCCCTCTTGAAGGGAGAGTCGGAAGTTCCCCTGCTTCTCGATGGCGGCGTCTACGCCCGTATTCATGATTCGAGAGGTCTCGATCAGGGCGTCCTGGAACTGCTTACCGGCGATACCAGCGTGCTCCAGAGACATCCAGTCCTGTAGCTTCACTACACCAGAGCTCATAGCCTGGGCGAGCTGGTATGTAGCCTGTGCAGCCTGAGTGGCATTCGCTCCAGAGAGGGCAGCCATGTTTGAGAAACCCTTGACTGAAGCAGTGGCGTCTTCGAGTCCGACACCAGCAACCGTGAAGGTACCGATGGCCGAGGTCATCTCAGTGAAGTTGTAGATGGTCTTGTCAGCGTAGCTGTTAAGCTCGTCAAGTGCCGCGTTGACCTGGTCCAAAGTGGTGCCATTTTGACTGGTGTTAGCCAGAATGGTCTGGACCGCATTGATCTGGGTCTCGTACTCGTGGAATCCGTCGATCGCAGGTTGAATGAAGCTCTGGAGCATCGACTTTCCAGCAGAGATTGCGGCGGCGCCAATTCCTCCAAGGGCGGTGATGCCGATTCCCTGCATGACGGACATATTGGACGCTGCGTCGACGGCGGATCGAGCCAAATCACCAAGCGTGGTGTTCTTTGCGATCTCTCCGACACGCTTAAGGCCGTTAGCAGCTCCCTCCATCTTCAAGGATTCCTTGAGCTTGTCCATGCTGGACGCGGATTCCTTCATAGCAGACAGGAACTGCTTGTTATTCATCTTGAGCGAGACTACCCGCTCGTCAATAGTTGCCACTACTTAGTGACCTCCTTCCAGGCTTTCTTCGTAATCTTATCGAACACCGGCCTGATAGCGGGGTTAATGTAGTCTCGGCCAACGACATACCCGCCATTGCGAGTTCCGTGGCCATATTGCAAGATGACGGCGATATTTACGCCGTTGTTAACGTGTGAGTTTGTCCAGGTGATCTTCCAGCTGTTACCAGTTCGAGTGACTTCATAGTTCCAGCTAGCTGCCGTCTCGCCCGACCTGGAGGGGGTCGCTGACTTTAATGCAGAAACCCCCTCCTTGCCGAACTGATTCATGATCAGAGCCAGGTCTAACTTCGTCATCTTGTCAAACCAATTCCTGGTGAGTTTCCAGTCTCCCTGGCTCTCGATCGTAATCATGGTTTCTCCTAGACTAGAGATTCGGAGTAAATGTTGGCCACTCCGGAGACCATGCATCCGATTGCGCCCTTAGCTAGACCCTGGTCGTATGCATCTCGGGTGGGGCAGATGTGGGCCCATACGGGCTTGCCTAGTGCGATGGTCCGTCGCCAGACTTCGTCACTCGCCTCCCAAGACATACCCACATAGTCCCAGGGCTTGTGCCACTCGTTAATCCTGCCATCAGTAACCTGATCAGGATATGAGTAACCCCAGCACTTCCACCCATCAGCCTTCCACTGCCCAGCGAGCCAGCCCGCGTCAATGGAGAACTTCCAGATGATTCTACCATGAGCATCAGAAGGGAAGAACTTCTTGAGTTCCTGCCACTCGGCGGCGGAGTACTTAGGATCCAGAACAGTGATGTGACTGGATCCATAGGCGGCAAAGTACTCCTCGACGGTCACGAATGGCTCGCCTATGGTGGTATACTTCTGGATCTCCGCCCATGTCATATCTGTGACTGGGGTATTCGGAGCAGTCTTGTCGACACGCTGAAGAGTTCGGTCATGGTTCAGGAACCACACACCGTCCTTCGTCTTCTGACATGAGACCTCCAGAGCCCCTGCTCCGAACATAACCGAATTGGTGTATGCTCGCATAGAAGCTTCGGGCCAGCTTACGGATCCACCTCGGTGAGCGATGAGGAATCCGCGAGTGATCATCATCGTCCCGATATCCTTGTATCCTCTAGGGACAGCTCGCATGGTGGCTGGTCGCTCCTCCCCGTTCTCATAAATGAAGACGGGGTTATCGAGCTTACCCTCGGTAATGGCTACGCCCGGAACAACCTTCTTCTCTTCCTCGTTGACCATCGGCTCGAAATCGACCCAAGCAAAGCCTAGGGCATTAGTCCCAGACTTGGCATTCTTGGTGATTCCGGCCTCAATTGAGGACCAGGACTCTGTGGTTGAAGCTCCACCAGTAGAATACCGTCGATCCTCAGTCGTGTCCTGCCAAGGAATTAGAGGGGTCTTGTTGTTCCCGTGGTACTGAGCGGCAACAAGGTGAATATACTTTTCTTCAGCCTTGAATACCGGAGTTCCGGCGGTCCAAGGGTGAATATAGTAATTCTTTACCCCTCGAATAAGGAGGCACATCGCTCTTTCTCGAGCAGTTGTAGCAGTATCACCGTGTAGCTTAAGGTTGGTTACCTCAGACACGTTGGTGATCTGTTTAACCGCGACGTACCCAGAGCGCCCGTTGACGTTCTTCTCATAGGAGTTTCCCCAGCCAATGGGTGGCCGAGCGGAAGTGTTTCCAAACTGCGAAGCGTAGAAGACTACCGCAACATCCCCCGGCTTAGCCTCCGGAAACGACAGCAGATCCATAGATCCACCAGTACCCAGAAGTGCTTTAGTAGCTACGACCTCAATGCCAGGTTTCGGCGTCTCGTACAGATCGAGTTTAGCGATATTGATATCGTGTCCGGTATTCGGAACCGCCACAGAGGGAGTCCACATCGGGTAGTTCCCAGGAAGTTCGAACTCGAACTTCATAGCACGGCTTACACCGGCTGGGAGGTTCCACGTTACGATGAAGTCCTGATTGCTCGTCTTACCCTTATCAGCAGTGAACCAGTTAGCTCGCATGGCTAGCTGGTTGTCGTCTCCTGATGTGTAGATGATTTCAGCAGTCCACTTACGTGTTCCGACGGGAGCGGCGGCAGTCTCGAACGGGGTAGAGCTAGAGCCGAGTTCGATATATTTACCATCACCGACTCGGTATCCATTTCCCACCCACCAAGAACCGATGACAGGAAATACGCTAGTCATTACTTAGCTCTCCGAACAATAACTGTACTGGCCTGCGTCCCCGATGGAACAGGATCATCCGGACCCAGGACGATGAGCTTCGGTACCTCCGGGATCTTGAGGTTATCAACCTTCAGCTTAAGCTTCAGGTATCCCTTGATCCACGGAATGACAAGCTCTCGGATCTCAGCGCCCGGAGGGTTCTCGTACGGGTTGCCGATCGGGTGCCACTGACCACCATTTTGAGGATCCTCCACCAGGAAGCCATCCGTGATGTATAGGTGACTAATGGCGAGGTTGTCTGCCTTGTCGAAGACCTTCTGATAGTTCTCCGAAGTGACGGAGTGAACCACAGCCCACCATCGAGTGGACGGATAAGCCTTCATGTGGTCCGGAAGGATCGGCGAAGTCGGATTCTCCTCGAGGAACTTGGCGGCCGTACCCTCGAACATCATACAGACGTCGAAGTCCAGGTCGCACACTTCCTGCGAGATGTTGGATCCGGTATTGATTGCGATAACGAAGTCCAGGCCATTCTCACGGCGGATAGTGTCAATCAGGTCCTTGTACCACGGAATCCGATCCTTACGGGAATCCCAGCCGTTGATGACCTCGTCAAGGAAGACACCCTGAACCAGGTCGCCATACCAATGCTTGGCTCGCTTCAGCTGCTCAAGGATATACTCCTTGGTGAACTTGGCGGCGTTAGGAATACCTCGGTTGGCCTCATCGTCTGGCTTAATTGCCGCACCGTACTGAGTCTTGATGTAGAACAGGACCTTCTTGGCCCCAGCACCGAGAGCGAGCTCGCCCTGCTTCTGGAAGTCTACCTCCTGGGCCTCCCAGTCTCCACTGTTTCGGTTAAGGATGACGTATCCGAGGTTGTCCCGGAACTTCAGCGTCTGAGCCCATTTGGAGAACTGCCCAGGCTTTCCGTCCTGGTAGTAGTCAGGCCAGTAATAGGTTACCGGAGAGTAGTACCGAGCTCCGTTCTTGAAGGGGTTCGTCTGTCGGAGTGCATCTTCGACGTCAGCCTTCTCGCCGTAGGTCTTGGCTGCCTCGTCCTTGGTGAGATACTGGTCGAGCTGTGGGGTTACAGCATCCTGACCAGCGGGACCGCGCTCTCCAGCAGGTCCGGGAGGACCCTGGGGTCCAGCGGGACCAGCCGCGCCATTATCACCCTTGAGTCCTGGTTGCCCATTTGCTCCGGCAGGACCAGCGGGTCCGGGTGGACCCTGGATACCTTGATCGCCCTTGGGTCCGGGAGGGCCAGCGGGACCCCTAGGGCCTTCTGGTCCAGGAACCGGGGTTCCTCCAGCTCCACCACCAGCGGGTCCGGGTGGACCCTGAAGACCCCTAGGGCCTTCTGGTCCGCGTTCTCCGGCATCACCCTTTGGTCCGGGAGGGCCCTGGGGGCCAGTAGGACCGGCGGGTCCCCGAAGACCCTGATCCCCCTTTGGGCCAGGATTACCGGCATCGCCCTTAGGTCCAGGGGGGCCAACCGGCCCTCGAGGTCCGACGGGACCAGGAGAACCAGCTCCTCCGCCGCCTCCGGCGCCAAAAGGAAGCGGAGAAATCTCCGAGGTGGGATCAACGGTCATGATGTCGATCGATCCACCCTGTGTAAGAGCCACGTGCTTGACGATGTCAAACGTAGGGGAGTCGATGAAGATGGTGTGCGTCCAGGAACCGGCGGGGCTAACGCCAGCACCTGGAGCAAGCACCTCAATGTTGACAGCGCCAGCCTGGTCTGTCCGAACCACATGCTCGCGCATGGATACCGAGGCCCCGTCAACGGTAGCCGTAGCACCCTTTACGTCAGGAATGATTCGGACAGTAGCCCGACCATTCTCTCCTCCGGGAATTGTTCCCGTTAAAGTACAGTATGGCGCTGCCATTTTGAGCCTCCTACGGCTGTTCAGCCCTGTCAAGCAGGGCGTTCACTCGAGTGTTGGTGTCAGGACCATAAATGCCGTCGACCTCAGATCCAACAGCAGACTGGACTGACTCGACAGTGGCGTCGTGAGCCTCCTCAGATGCAGGCCCCCATATTCCGTCCTGCTCCGTACCGACCACAGACTGCGTGAATGCCACGCCGAAGGGGAAGGTATTCCCTCCCCAGTTGGAAGCTGCAGCCAGAGCGTAGCAACGAGACCGAGTGTTAGGTCCGGCAACGTTGTCGGGGTTAGCGCGAACGGCTCGCTGGAGAGCGCGGATGTCAGCCGGTCCAGAAGGAGCACTGGACTCCTCACTGTCGGAGTAGGCCGGACGAATCACGTAAGCGATCGAGTGATTGCGGACGCGGCGCCAGACACCATTCCCAGCAGACTGAGAACCATAGTCACCAGAAGAAGTGTTACCTTCGATGGTTTGGAGAGTCCCGCCGCCAAGGTTCTTCTCAACGAATCCGACGTGATCCGTGCCGCCGCCGTCCCAGTTGTAGATGACGACATCGCCCGGTCGGGCGTCATAAACTGATACGAAGTAAGCTTCAGGGTGCTTGCGGACCTGGTTGACGGTGTAGTCAGTGTTAAAGGAGAAACCTCCAATAGCGTCAATCTGCCCGCACTCGTCCAGACACATGCTGACGAAGAGCATGCACCACCAAACAGAGTCGGACGGTCCAGCAAGCCACTGTTGACCAGTTCGATCAGCCCAGTATCGTCCTGCTTCAGATCCGGGGTTCGGGTCGTCTGGTGCATAGTATCCAATCCTCGAGGCTGCTCGAGCTAGGACCTGCTGTGCTACGCTCACTTCATCACCTCCGTGGTCTGGGACACATGAATGTCCTTGTCTTCCATCGGGTCAGTACCGATATGCGCCTGGGGGGCGAGAGCCTCTTCGGGGAAGACGTACTCAACCCCCTCGTCATGAGTGATCATTGGTTATCCCTTCGAACCAAGCTTTGCCCGCCTGGCTCTATTGAGTTCCCGGTTCCGTTCCATGATCTCGGACTGGGACATCTTCTTATCGGGCTGGTTCTTTTGGTTACAGACCCGAATGAGTGTGAGTAATCGGTTGATGTGCCATGTCTCACACTCGAAGGGAATCTGACAAGCAATCATCCAGTAGTAGATTAGTTCGGAGGATGTATACTCGCCAGATCCAGAATCTCCACCCGTATCTCGGATGGTGGTTGCGGTCATCGTATCGGCCATGTAGGCGCTGATACGCTCGACCTCAGATGGGGGGATCCTATCCAGGAGCGATGGGTCGTATTCATCATCAGTGATCATACACTTGATGTAGAGGGCCATCTCCTCAGCAGTAACTA